CCTGAACAACGGGGCAAGGTGGGTCCAATCGCTTCAGGAACCATTCTGAAGCGGCCTGCCATCTATTAACAGAGATGCAGGATTGTGTCTAACCAACCATAGGAGAATAAATACCTTTCGGAAGAAAAGTACTCATAGTCCCACAATAGGATCGACGACACAACTTCGTGCGCGATGAATATCGCTCGGCGAAGGGGATAGATGAATTTATCCCTGTTAAAGCTCCCCTCATCAAGGCAATATTAAACCCTGCAAAACGCTTAACCCTATCATCAGGTGTAGCGCTAGTCAACAGCTCGACCCAACTCCAACAGAATAGATTTCTATTCCATTTAGAGTAAGGGCTTGCCATAAACACATCCCAGGGAACCTCCAAGCATGTGTCCGCATTACCAGAGTATGGTCGTGTGAACATAAGTGTAGGAGGTATGAGCTTCTCGAGAAACTCGAGGGACTCATAGAAGATCAATTTAATATGATCTTTCGACCTGACCATGTTGCAGAACTTGAAAATAGCTTGAAGTGAATCCAAGTTATAATCAAGTATGATGGGACGGACGTCCTCGCCTTCAAACCAATCTGAACCACAAGATTCCCTGAAAGGGCCTTCTGAAAAGGTCTTCTTCGGGTTCACTTTGAAGCCGCAAGTATGCAGAAGATGCACTAGCGGCTCAAAAACGGCTTTCTGGACTATTATGTCATCACCGTAAACAGAAAATAACTGTTCACGGCCCTGACTAGAACAGACAGCCGAACAAAGTGAAGCAAAAATAAGCGTCTCAAGTGGAAAACAGAAACCATTACCCATCGACGTAAACTTTTGGTAAGTATAAATCTTACCGTCAAGTCGAAAACGATGGCTACGGATTGAATCTAAGTAATAGAACCAATCCGCTGGGAGCAAATATCTACAAAGTTCAATCGAAATGCTATCACTAGCACTCGAAAGATCAATTGTACATAAAGCATTAGGGTCACGCCAGTTCAACGATCCCTCGCGGGAAAGTCTCTGGTTAATCCCTTGATCTCGAAGATCGATGCCAACTCGTTTCAAACGTTTCCGCATGAATGAGTCGACACCTTTCTGGAGATACCCATTAAGTAACGGTTCGACCGCTATGGTACGATGTACCTTAGCAGTCTTGGGCACGAACGTAATATTATTATAGTCGATTATTTTCGCTCTTGACGAAAACCCCGAATTAAAGAGGTCTAAGTCAAAACTAAAGAAGGACTGATTGGGAGCTTTATTAATATACTCCCAAATCAGTAAGTCTTTCTTTAGCGCAGCACGAGCATAATCGTAAGCGCCAGCAGACACGGTCCAGCTCTTGCTCAGTAACTTCCGAGCAGAGTTGGTAGCATTACCGTGGATGCCTAAACTTGCGCCAGCTCCAAAAGCTGCATCAGATTGCACATCGGAGAGATTAAACTCGCCCAAAACATATGCAATCCATGAGCGTGCCTTTTCAAGCAACATCTCATGAGGACTGCGAACCTTACGGTAAGCAGAAAAACGTTGATTTACCCGCTTGCACTTATGCTCGCAGGCAAAGAACGTTCTAGTAGCCTCACCCTTCGGATCAAATGAAACTGTTCCGGTAGGGAAAGGGAACTTCCTTATAACAGCAGCAATCTGACCGTTCACGCGATGCTTCGCGGCCGTCAATACTTCTTTTGACGATAATTGGTCAGCGAAGTCGATTAGCTCGTTAAAACTCCCAGAATTTAAAAGACTGAGGGCATATCGAGCATCATCGTCTTCAATAGAGCTCAACATTGTCCTTAGAAGGAGCTGGTAATTACGCCAGCTTTCCCTTTTCAGGGTACTGTTGAGACATGACAACTCTTTCAGTACTTTGGGTCGCATCACGCGCTCCTGAGTAAATGAGGTATTTCAACCCCATTAGAACGATAAACATGACGAATATAAGAAACGTCATGAACACAATTACGAGGACTAACCTATCAGTGTTCATAAATGAAATCAATCATTCATTAATAGCTGATTTGCTGGCCCTTGACATGTGTCTTAAAAGATGCTGATGCAAGAAAAGCACCCATATCGTTCAAGAGAGTGTCAATGTCAGCGCTAGCCATTCCGACAGGCACGGTTACCTGAACATCGAGGATTGTATCCCAAGAGGGATTCAAAGACCCGGTGAGGGTAACTGTACGTGTCATCTTGGCGCTCGTACGACCAACACCGCTAAAGGTTGATGTAGGTTTCGGTGCTACGCGACTGAGTCGGACATCGTCCTTCACAGAAACCGTATGCCCCGATCCTACATAACCAACTGCGGAAGTGCCGAATAAATCG